AACTTGCACTTGTACAAAATTTCGAAAATCTCAAACCGTTGACATTGTTAAATCTAAAACCAATGGGAAAGCTTTTTTTAGTGGTCTTTTAACTTGTGCAAATTCTCGTACTTGTCCTGTTTGCTCAGCTAAAATTACTGAAAGAAAATCGAATGAAATGCGTGTCGCTTTCAACATTGCCAAAGCACAAAAATTAAAAATTTCAATGATTACCTTAACAGCTCCTCATAATGCTGGAGATATGCTGGACGAATTAAAAGAAAAAATTTCTTTTTCCAACGCTAAGTTTTGGGCTGGTGCTCCTATGCGCAAATTCAAAAATAGGTTTGGTGTTGTCGGTAATATTAGATCTTTTGAAGTTCGCCATGGTTCTAATGGTTGGCATCCTCATTTCCATATTATTATTTTTAGTAAAATTAAAATACCAACCAAACAGGATAATTTTGATTATTTATGGTTATTTAATCGATGGAAAACTATGGTTGTCCGTTCTGGTCTTAATTGTCCTAATGAGTATGGTTTTGATATTTCAAACGGTGAAAAAGCAGGGGAATATATTACTAAATTTGGCTCAGATGATGAATTTTTAGAAACTAAAACAGGTAAAAAAGTCACTTGGGATATGGCAGACGAAATGACAAAAGGCAATACAAAAACAGGGCGTAAAAAATCTTCATCTCCTTGGGATTTATTGAGCAATTCAATTGAATTAGAAGATAAAGAAGAAAGACAAAAAAATAAAATTTTATTTTTGCATTATGCTCGTGCTTTTGTTGGCACTACGTTAATTAAATGGTCAAAAGGTTTAAGGGCATTTTTTGAACTTGGTAAAGATTCTTCTGATGAAGATATAATATCTCAAGAGGAAGATAAAGCCGATTTTCTATGTTACATAACCCCTGAAGAATGGGAATTTATTTTAAAAAACAAACTTCGTTCTGTTGTTTGTCAGCTTGCCGAAAATGGTGGTTCTAAAGCTATCGCTCAATTATTATTTAACAATGAATATGATAGTTTTGAAGAATATTATGATAATTTTTCAAATAGAAATACAGTTTCAGAAGATTTACAAATTAATACTGATAACTGGATCAGCACTGAAAACAAATCTCTCTCAAATCCATATAAAAGTAAAATTAAAAATGAACATAAAAATCATTTAATCACTGGTGATTTTACTCGTATTAATATGAATGTTTTTGATAGGGCAATTTATGATTATAAAAATAAAAGAGGTGATTAAATCACCCCTTTACAAATTAATTTTGTAATCTTTTTTTTAATCTTCTAAAGCTTATTTTATTTTTTTTCGCTAAGTTTAATAAGTTTGTTTTTAAGTCTTTCTTTTGCTTTTGGTACATCTTTCATTAATTCCCTTAATAATTGACTAACTATAACTTCCTGTTGTAACTCAGCTGCAAGCTCTCTTGCTGCTTGTTCTACAATGAAAGCATCCTCATGTTTCATTCTTACCGTTTTTGTTTTTGACATATTTTACTGCTTTTTTGTATGTAACATATTTGTTGTATATCAATTATAGTCTTTTTGTCAAAAATAAAAATTGACACATTGAAACTGAGTGTCTATATTAATTTTAGTTTCAACGTGTCGTTGTTTCACTGATAATAATTTAAGGTTAAATATATATGAAAATTCCACTAGAAATTCTGCGCATATCAGCGGGAAAAATCGAAGATAATGGAATGCTATATGCCAATGCTTTTATTTTAGATAACTCTATTGCTAATACAATTGAAGCTGATCGCATCGATGTTGGTCAACAACAAGCTAAAGTTACAATCTGCACAAATAATGAAAACGCATTATCTAAAAAACTTGCTTCTACTGGTGTAGTTCCATCTTCAATATTGTGTGAAGTAGAAACTGCAGTAAAAAAAGGCATTATGACAATGAAAATTGTCGGTTTTGATTTGCCTAAGGCATCTTAGTTTTTATGACCAGTCACCAACAAAATAAAAAAGTCATTGATGAGGTTTATTTTACTTTTAAACCTAGAAAAACAACTTTTCCATTTTTTAAAGTTTTTATTTTTTTGGTGATGGTCTTTTTTATTTTCAATGCTAATGCTTCTTATTGTTTATCAGAAGAAACAAATGGCAATTTGAGAATAGACAGTGTTTCAGTCGAATCTTGCCCTTCTGGCTTGATTCTACTTTCTAAATCTGAATATGACGCAATTAATCAAGATGGTGTTATTGCTACTTTGACAGATTTATTTGAATTTTCGGGTGAAGATTTCGCTTATTTCAATGCGATTTGTTTAATCGGATTTATTGCGGGTCACTCCATTGGGCGTGTGCTTCGCGTTTTAGGTAAAACATAGTGTTTTACTTTTTTTTTAACTTTGTTCCTAAGGGGAATATTATGAAACGTTTATTAGCTTTTGGCTCTGCCAGTTTTGCATCGGTTAGCGCTTTTGCTGTTGATCACTCTACCGCTATTACTGCCGCTGGCACTGATGGTACAACTAACACTACTGCTGCAGTTGTTGTTGTTTTAACTATTGCTGCTGTTGTTACTGGTGTTGGCATTGTTATCAAGTTGTTAGGTCGTTAATTCGTGCTTACTTCTTTGATGTTTGCGACTATTTTTACATATTGTTTTGTCGAGGGCTTTTCGAGTGCAATTAGAACCAGTTAATTATTGCCGCAAACTCACATTAAAGGCGGCTTTTATAGTCGCTTTTTTTGTGCCTTTTTTTTCATCTGCAGATATCTCAGATTTTGCGGAGCTTAAGCCTCCTGATATGGAAGTTTGTGATGAATGGTCTTATTCAAAATACAGTATAAATACAACAACATGTTCTGCAGAAGGCTTTCAAATTGGTGCTGCTGAGGAAGCAGCTATTGCATACTTGTCAGGCTCTTACGCTATTGAAAGTTGTACTTTTCAACAATGGAATGCCAATAGCGAAACATACAAACGACCACAATTTGCTTGCACTTATGATACTGATAAAACGATAAGTACTGATATTAATGCAAGCTTTGTTGAGGTGAGTGATTCCCGTATATGTCCTAATATTCCAGAGTATCCAGAGCACACTTACCCTGTTCTTGGTGATGTTGATGGTGAGCAAAAAGTTATTGGTTGTGCTAAACCTGCTGATTTAAATTTAAATGACTCATGTAATTCAGCTTCTGGTAATTCTGTTTTAAATATTCAAGTAACCGATGCTGTCGGTTGTTTTACTCAGTCTGACGGTTCAGTTTGTAAATATAATGCCGTTGATGTTGGTGGTGGAAACTCTGTTTATCAAATGGATTTAGAAGGTGATTGCTATTCTGAAACATATCCGACTTTAGATGATAACGGTTCAATTGGAGAACTACCTGTTGATGGTGAATGTACGACCTCAGGCAACCTTCTTACTTGTCCTGCTAATCCTGATGATGTTTGTGATTCTGATGGAACTAATTGCCAAGAGGGTTGCGGTTATGTGAACGATGTTTTTGCTTGTTACGATACTGATACTGATAGTGATGGTTTACCAGATTATGATGATCCAGATATAGATGGTGATGGTATAAAAAATGAGGATGATTTAGATAGTGATGGTGATGGAAAAGATGATCCTATCTCTGATGGTGACGGTGACACTAATTCAACTGTAGTTAATATTGACATGTCAGGTTTAGAAGATGGTATTGGTGAACTTGGTGAAAAAATGACTTATACAACAACAACACAACCTATTGATAGAACAAAATTCGATGAAATGTTTGGAGATGCTCAAACAGCTGCTTTAGAGGCTGAAATTGTTCAATTAAAAGCTGATGTTAAAGCGGAAATATCAACGATTAGATCTGAAGCTAGTGCAATGTTTACAATTACCGCTGCGGCTGGTGGTTATGAAGCAAGAAACCTTGTTTTAACTAAAGGGACTTTTGATATGTCATTAAGTCGTTTTTCGTACTTTTTTAAATTGCTTGCTGCTCCTGTCATGCTTATCTGTTCTTTAATTGCCGCGTTCGTGTTACTTGGGGGAAAAAGATAATGTTTAATAAAGGGTTTTATTTAAGCTTTTCATTTTTTATTTTGTTTTATTTATTTCCGTATATTGCTTATGCGGATACTTATCAAGATGCGGCTGGTACTTCTCAAATGCTTGCTGACAATATTTCTTTGTTTTGGAAGTTTTTATTTGATGATACTCCTACTTTATGGCATCGCTTTTGGTCTTGGGCTGTTAAATGGTATGTAAAAGCAAAATTATTTGCTTATCTTGAAGCTTTAAAGTTTTCTTGGATTGTGGGTAAAGAAATCATTATTGATTTAAACATTATGTCTCAAATAACTGCACAGATTAGTGCATTACCTCAGGATGTTAGACAGGCTTTTGTTGATATGCGTTTGTTTGATGGTCTTAATTTATTGCTTAATGCTTATATGACACGTTTTGTTATGAGGACTATTTTCTAATGGCTGCGAAAATTTTTCACGGTGCACCAGGTTCTTTTAAATCTGCTAGTGCAGTTTGGTTTGAAATGCTCCCAGCGCTTCGTGCTGGTCGTGTTGTTGTTACTAATATTGAGGGCATGTTAACGAAAGAATCTATTGAAATTGAACTAAATGAAGTTTTCCCTGATTCTGCTGATATTTGGCGCTTATCTAGTCAGACCGAAAAGGGTTTGTTTTTATGGCGTAGATGGTTTTGGTGGATGCCTGTAAAGGCTTTTATTATCATGGATGAAGTACAAGATGTTTTTCCTTCTGATGCCAAAGTTTTCAAGCCTGAGGACTTAGACAGCGAAGGTATAGATTCTATAAAAAATCATTTACCTGAAAAATATTATAATTATTCAGTTTCAGAAAGAAAAAAATTCACTCCTGAAACTGATGAAGGCTCTACAGATGATACTGGAGAATTAATCCTTGATGATGATGGTTTTATTCTTTATCCAAAATTAATGCGTGAAGCCAATATGCGTCACCGTAAATACAATTGGGATATCATTTACTGTACCCCTGAAATATCTGAAATTCATAAACTAGTTCGCTCTGTTTGTGAATTTGCTTACTTCCATAAATACAATGAATCTCTTGAATTTATACCTTACTTTAAGCGGAGACCACGAATAAATGAACATAGCCCAAAATCAACAGGTGTCACCGCTAAAAAAGGTGAACAGGTTAAATGGCGAAGAGTGCCAGTCGAAGTACACAAATGTTATAGAAGTACAAGCACGGGAAAAACAACAAAAGCTGGAGCACTTAACGCGTTTAAAGATCCTACACTTATTTTTACTATCGCCCTATTATTTCTTTGTTTCAGTTATGCGACATGGTGGCTCTTTATTAAAGAAGATAAAGCAACAGCTGCTGAAAGGATTGAAGAAAGTGTTGGTAAAAATATTTCACTATCTAGCGAAGCCACTACTAAAAGTCCTAATATTTCTAATATTACTAACGCTATTCAGAATAGTAATGAAAGCCCTATTTCTGTAGATTTGCCATATCGAGCCAATGAAATATATTTCAATGGCTATGTTGATATTAAAAACAAAAATAACCGTCAAAGGGAATATCTTTTTACACTTATAAAAGGCACTGAAAAGTATTATTTAAGTGGTGATAACCTAAAACAAATGGGTTTTGTTGTTCGTTTTGTTAATGAATGTTCTGCAAAAATATTTAAAGAAGATAACTTCAGATATGCTTATTGCCCACCAAGAAAGATAGAAAAACAACGACCACAAGGTAGTGATGTTTCTAATTCAACTTAGAGATAGTGACAGAAATTTAAGTTAGGTTATTACCAGCCCAAGCACAGTTTTTTGTTTTGTGCCTGGGCCGGTAATGTTCTATTTATATTTTGGCGCAATTTAACAAAATTTTGTTGCTAGCCAATTTACACACGTAAGTCTAAAAGGACTTATATTTTTACTAAAAAGGAAATGAAAATGAAAATTGTACATGTCTTACTTATTACATTGGTTTTGGTTTTTACTACAAATGCTTTTGCAGGGAAATTAAAACTAACTACTTCAAAAGATGATGTAGTTTCTGGGTTATTACAAAAGATTATTGACGACCCTGAATTACGTGCCACTTATGAAACTGCAGTCGGTAGATATAAACTTCGTTATTTACTAGCTAAAACGGCAGAAGAAAAAGCCAAAGAGGCTAATGATTATCTAGTTTTCGAGTCAAAAATATCAGTAATGAAAGTTATTAAATCGCGCACTGAATCAGGTCATGAGATTTATATTATGAAACCTGTTAAAAATCGTAATGACTTTAGGATCAAAGCGACTTTAATTTCTGGAAATGCTGATGAAGTGAGGGAGCAAGCCACCAATTTTTTTCAAATTGGATTGGTAAATGATTACCCTATAAGTTCTTTTGGTTGTGAAAATGCAGAAGAATGTGGAAGTGATGATTGCGATCCTTGCGATGGTGACGATCCTGCTGTTCCTATTGTTATCCCTGCTTTGCCTGATGTTATTGATGAATTTGATGATTGGTCTACAAGTGCGATAGAAGCTTGCGTTGGTGGTGGTTTTACTGGTTGTGCAATCGTTGAATATCAAACAACTTTTTCCAATAGTGGAAACCCTGCAGACGATGATTTATGGGTACTTAGTTATTATGATAATAATGGCGAACTTCAACAAGGCGAGACTTTTTTAAAGGATATGACTAAGTAATAATTATATCAGCAAGTTTAATTTAAAATAAAACTTTTAAATTAAACTTGCAAAATTAATTTAATATGGTATATTTAATTCAACTTAATAAAAAAGGAATTAAAAAATGTCTTACTCTAAAATCGAAAGAAAAACCCTGCAATTAAATGAGTTTATTTCTAAATATTTTGATTGTGATGATTCTAAATTAGTTGTTTGTTACAACCATGATTCAGATGTTTTTTTTGTTGAGCTTTCAGTTCGTTCTGAATTGTCAGTATATAATTTAGTTACTCAGAAAAATTCTTTACGTTCCTTTTCTTCAATGAATTCTCTATTTAACGCTTTGCCTTTAAGTTCTGGTGAATTTGTTGAATTAACTTTTGAAAGTGCCGCTAAGTGATAACTTCTGGTTTAGTATGAATATTTAGATTATTATATTTTAAGCAAAAAAACGGGTTGAACGTTCGCCAAAACATTCAACCCTTATGTCTTTTTGCTTTAATCATCACGACAACGACTGCGAGCTAGACAAATGAAGTATAATCAACAAAAATCCTCTTTTCAACCTTTGAAGCGCGTGCGAGCGTTGACGAGGGCGAAGCCTGAGCAACGAGGAAAAGCGAGTAGCGCTCTCGGTAATGCTACGGAGTTATGTACCCCCCCTGAAAAATACACTAGAAAAAAAAATGAATATGTTGATTTTTCAACAGGGGAAAGCCTTATACATGGGGCTATCAATCAAAAAGATGCTGTAAATTTAGCTAGAGAAACTCGTTATAAATTACAAGATGCTGCTGCTAATATCCTGTATGGTTTTCATGGTTCAAATGTTCCCGTTAATGCAAAAGGCTATGATGTTCATCATAGAACTTGCACTTGTACAAAATTTCGAAAATCTCAAACCGTTGACATTGTTAAATCTAAAACCAATGGGAAAGCTTTTTTTAGTGGTCTTTTAACTTGTGCAAATTCTCGTACTTGTCCTGTTTG